ATTAGCAAGGGGTAGCTGGTCTTCTACATCGGACAAGTTTGAAATCAAGCCTGCGTAGTACAGCTCTTTAACTACCCTGTTGTCCATCCCTGCAGTATAACTGCCTGAGTCTTTTCTTCTCAGACCTGTCGCAAAGCTCTGAAGGTTCTCATCTCTAGCAGCGGTCAGTACATTAGTCCACTGCCTCCCTGCAGACGGTCCCACGTTGTAAGCCAAGGATGTTAGCGCCGCTTTATAGGCATCATCCAATTCGTCCCAGCTAGTGCCTATATTAGACAACTTAGTATCCCAACCTATTCCTGCGGCAGTATCTTCTCTAGCACCGTCTAGGTTTTCTTCCATGTCAGCACGGAGAATAGATGTTTTCTGTGTTTCTGTAAGAGGGATGTAGGAACCGTCAGGATTCTTAAAGGGGATACCATGTATCAAACCGCTTTCGTCTTCAGAGGCTTTCACCTTGTGTCCAAATCCTACGTCTTTGGTTCTCTCGTTTACGGGTAGGTTTGCTTCTCTAGCATCAAGCGTGGTTACAGGAGTGCTTCCGTGGTCCGTTTCTGCGTGAACACCAATATCTTGGTAGAAGTTGTCAAAGTTAAAGACATCAACCTCGGTAGATTCTTCATTCTCAGTACCAGTGTCAGGACGAGCTTGTGGACGAGGAGATGTCATAAGACCACGAGCTTGTGGACGGAGAGAAGATTCTGGGGGAATTACAGGAGCAGACTCAGACGCACGATCTTCGATGTCTTGCGTAATAATGTCTCCTAAAGAGCCTTTAGCATCTGTAATGCCTCTTTCCATACGGTAAAGAGAAGCTTCCTCAGAAGAACGCAAAGCCTCTTCTTCCATGTCAAAAGGTGTCACACCCGCAAACAAAGCTTCAAAAGGGTTTCTTAACCCCGAAGAAACGGGTTCTGGATCAAGGGTGAGAGCACGAGACCCTTCAGGTTCATCTGTACCCATTTCAGTATCAGCAGAAGTAGACGCTTCTGGAGAGCTATAATAAGAAGCAGCCCTCTGAGAAGGAGGAGTATCGTCGTCATCAGGAAGGCTTCCACCCGAATTAAAGAACCAATCAAAGAAACCTACCTCTTCTTTCTCAGAGGTTTCCGCTTTGGAGCTTGTTTTAGACGCGAGGCCAGTACTCTTCACAGGATTCTCTGAAGGTTTAGCTACGATAAAAGTTTTATCTGAAGCTTTAGGTATTCTATAAGACATTTCTATTTCCTTATTATCAGATAAGCTTGTCAGCGAAATTGGTAAGAAGAGTGCTAGTAAAGCTGCCCAGTGCACTAGAGAAAGGATCTTCATTGTCAGCATCTGATTGAATTTCTGCGATCATTAGGTTGCTGGCTCTATCCAAAGTGTTTTCACCACTCTGCCAAGCCCACGAAACAAGGTCACGTTCTTTCTGAAGAAGGTTATTGTAGGCTGTCATCGTAAGGTTATTAGACGCTAGGGTCTGATCTCTGTTAGCTTGGTTAGCTGCAGCATTCTCGGTTGTTGTAATACTCTGAGACCACTGTGCGTTAGCTTGGGCAATCACGAGGTGGTTCTGTGCGTTGAACTGATCCCGTGCATTCTTCTGGGCAGTGTTGAACTGCGACATTGCGTTAGCCTCACCAGCGTTAAACTGAGACATTGCATTCGTTTGGGCTGTGTTAAACTGCGCAACCTGCGTAGCGAGGGTAGCAAAGAATTGATCTGTCTGATTCTGTGAAGTAGCGTTGAATTGTGCAGAGGCATTCTGTGCAGCCTGATCTGACAGAAGAGCATTGGCGTTTTGTTGAGCCTTGAAAACACTGGTCTGTTGGAGATTATCCAAGTTAGCCATGTCAATCTCAAGGAAAGATTTAGCATTCTGAACTTCGGCCTGTTGACGGTTGTTCAGGTTAGTAATATCTACCTGTGTCAGAGCCGCAGCATCGGCCATAACCTTAGCATTGACTGCGTTAAGGTTGGTGATATCAACTGTCTGAGCCATACGAGCATTTTCTAGAGCAATCTGCTGTTCAGCAGTAAAGTTCATATTCGCAATATCAGAAATTTTAGATGCGTTAATTACTCGTGATTGGAACTCTTGGTTGAAGTCTAGTTCAAGGAACTTAGATCTTTGCTCTGCAGCAAACATTGCAGCCTGTTGCTTGTTAGACAGGTTCTGCTTTTCAAAACTTGCGGCAGTTGTAGCATCCTGAACAGCGATAGGCATTGCCGATTCCATAGCCGCTTGGATCATTGCCTGACCAGCCATAGAGGAACTAGACAAACCACGAGCAGCCATAGCAGCCGCAGCACCTCTAAGAGCACCTGCAGCCCAAGCAGGAGGTTCGGAACCCTCAAACTGCTCCATCAAACCTGTAAGTTGACCCTGAACAGTAGCATCGCTGGATGGTGCGCCTGTAGCAGCTTGGAAATTAGTCTCTTTCTTGACTGTTGCCATGTCTACGGCAGAGCCTTCGACCATCTCACCATCTTGCACTGTACGTGCGTCAGGAGCTTTTACTGTCTGAGCCTCTTTAATCTGAGCAACAGTTAGCCCTAATTGAGCAAGTTGATCAGGGTCCATAGTCGCGGCCTCAGCAAGGGCCTCATCACTAGGTTTGCCTGTGACAGCCTCTAGGCGATCCATAACCCCTGCTACACCTTCAGAAGCTTCGACGGGTTCATAAGTGTTAGCTTCAGTGGCAGTTGGTTGTTCTACAGGCCCAGCGCCTTCCGCAGAAGTAACAGTACCAGTAGTCGCTTCACCTGCATCTCCTGTGCCTTCAGCAATCATACCAGCCTTTTTATCTGCATCAGAGATGGTTTCAACTTCGGCTTTATCCATCATAGAAGAAGGATCGTTAAATGCTGTAGTGTTAGCTTCGGTAATACTTGGAGTACCTACAGCACCTAAAGCAGAACTAGCTCCTGAAACACCTGCTGATGCAGTAGCTACACTTGCCTCAGCTGCTGTAACTGCAGCTTGAAGAGCTTCGTCTTCTGGGTTAGCAGCAAGTGCTTTTTGAGCCTCAGTAAGGGCTGTTCTTTGGTTTGCAAGCTCTTGTTGAGCGGTATCAAGAGCAGCCTGTTCTGGAAGCTGTTGTTTGGGCTGTTCGGGTTTTTGGACTACAGGTTCGATTTGTGGTCTACCGACTACAGGTTCAACTTGTGGTCTAGGTTCGATTTGGGGTTTACCGAATACAGAACTAGGCTCCTCTCCTACATTCCCTGATGGGGCCTCAGGCATAGTCAATTCTGGTCTATCTCTATCAAACTCAAAAGATACTGCACCACCATTTGCATAGCCAGGGATGTACCCGCCTTGGGCCATCTGAATCTTCTTCTGAGCGGACTCAGCAAGTTTACCTACGCGAGCAGCCGCTGAGGGAGAGGCAGCAAGGAACTTAGCTTGTTCGTCAGCCTGCATTCCAGCCATTTCGGGAATGATTTTACCCATTTGTTCAGGTGTAAAACCACCAAATCTCTTAGCCATTTTTAATGTCCTTACTTATCGCCAAACTGCATCCAGATTGCAGTAGCTACGAAGCCAAATACGGCTACTGTGGTTATTTTTACAAAAGTGTTCCAAATACTTAGACGGGTACCTTGCCATGTCTTAAGCAGACCACGTATTTCACGAATGTCATTAGAAGCTTCTTCGTCATGAAGACCTAGCTCAGAAAGCACAGCTTTAGCGCCTCTCTTTGCGGCACGGTCAAGCATATCCTCAAGCTCTTCTGGTGTCAATGTAATCTGGGACATCTAGATTATTTCCAGATAAGCTGAAACAAAAGCGTTAACAATACTTTGTTGGTTATCGGCATAGATATCTACAGAGCTTTCTGGAACTTGACAGAAGGCGTAAGCCACATTGCCGTCATGGTCGTCGTCACCAGCGTGGTACCTACCTGCCAAGTAGTTCTGAGATCCTGAAATAGGGTCTGTACCACCAGAAGCATTTCTAAAGATGCCGCCGTTGGTTGACGTACCTAGATAACTGGACGAAGAATCGTAGAAACTTAGCATACCCATAGATGCTAGTGAAATAGTACAGTAGGGGCTATCACTGGCGTTAATTGTAGTATTGCCGCCACCGCTCGTCCCAGCATAACCAAAGGTGTCTACAATGTTGATCTGAGTAGCAGGTTTGTTAGGTCTGATAGCCC